AGTAGCAATTGTAGATTCTTCACTTACAGTCTTTGATTCTTGAAGGACATAATTTTGTGTAGGAATTTTTGCATTTGTATATTCTTTGGGAATAACATATCTCAACTTATAAATTCTATCTGTTAAATCACGATTTTCAGATTTTCTTTGAATAAAGGTAGAAGAATTATTTGCTGCAATTGTAATTGGATTATTCTTAAATCCTTGATATATTTGATTTGTTGCTGTAGTTCCACTACCAATGATATACCAATTTTTATTAGTAGAATCAAATTGAATTGGATGTCCTGGATCTCCAGAAAGTTTATCAGAAACTCTACTTACAATAGTTAAAATGCCACCATTTGTATTTTTAATATCAACTGGAATATTGCCATTTACATTATTAATAGTTTTTGCAAGTTTAATTGTATTTGAAGTATCTGTAATAACATAATACAATGCTCCATTTTCTAATCCATCAGGAACAATTGCATTATCACTGAATACTCTTACTGACTCACCATTATAAAAATTATGAGTTGCATTTAAAGTTAATATATTTGACGAAACATTAATATTGTTGACACCTAATGTTTGCGTTACAGTAAATGTTTTTTGTGCTACTGGACCTTCTCCAGTTGGAACTTGCATCAAAACTGGAGAAGAATATGTGGAATCTACTCCATTGACATTTACAGTAATATAAAGTTTTTCATCAATATTAGAACCAACTCTATATCCATTCGTGATATTTGATGGTGGATTATTAATATCGGTTTCACCTAAAAGATAAAGTCTAGAGGTTTGTCCAACACCAGTATATGATGTGGTAAGACCAACATCAAGTGGTTTCCAAAGAGCATTGAACGAATCTTCTTGAAGATCTTTTGGTGGAACAATATGAGTTACATATCCAGTATCATCACGATCAAAAGATTCTTTTCTAAATCCTTTTGAAATTAATGACTTGGAACCAAAGTTAGAGTTTGAGTTAGTAATTGATTGATCAGCACCATCTTCTGCCAAAAAGTGTTGAGCAAATCCAATTGCAAAAACAGAAACATCTTGAATGAATGCATCATTTGATGCTTTGATATGATAATTTTCGTATGTTGGTTTATAAATTGCTTCTTGATTAATGTGTAGGGGTCTATTTGCCAAAAGAGTGGTGGAATTTGTATCATATAGACCAGTGGCCTCATTATAAATTACAAAAGCATTGTCGTCTTTTTGTAATCCAATTCCAGTAAATTGTGCGACAACCATAGATTTAAATCCAGTTGCCTTTGATCCATCTGCGTGAAGACCACACATTCCAAAAGCGGATCTTAATGAACAGTTAAAGATATATGGAGATGCTCCATTTACATTATCTGGTTCAATGATAACTCTTTCATTACTTGAAATTGTAACTGAAGTGTCAATTGCTGCCGATGGTAATTGATATGTGAATTTCGTTGCACTAGTAATACCAACTACTTTAAAACTACCATTGTAAAGTGCTGAACTAACACCAGCAATACGAATAGAATCATCAACACTCAATCCGTGAATAGAAACAGTTGTTACGGATGCGACTGTTGAACTTGAATTTAACTCTAAAATTCTAGTATCACCAGAAGTTAGATCTCCAACAATTTTAAATTCTGGACTATTTGGTTCAAAATCATTAGATGTTGGATAATCAATAATTTCTCTATTTCCAGTATCATCACCATAAGCATTCATCAACTTATAGTAATACATCTGAAGATCAGATGTTCCAGTTAAAGTTTTTAAATTTATACCATCTGCATATTCAAATACTGTAAGTTTATGGTGAGAATAAGTCGGTGATGCCTGCTCTGCATAGTTGTAATTATAATATACTGATCTATCTGCATCAAAAACGCTAAACTGCCAGAAATAACAACCACCAGTAACTCTAAAAATAGCAGATCTTCCTACCGAATTATTTTCTGGATCGGGAACATATAATGGTTTTACTTTTGTCTTTCTTAAATCTAAACCAACAATAGAAGTTCCCTTTGGGACTATTACACCACCTTCTACTGAATTAAACTTATAAAGGACATTACTAGAACTTATAAGATCAAAATTTGAAGAATTAGTCAGTTCAATATCTGGTGATGAAACTACTGTTTGATTTACATCATAGTATTGTGCAATTCCAGCATTAGATTTCACATAGTATCCAGGTCTATTATCAATATAGTGGGTTCCTGGATATAAAAGAATAGTTGTTTTGTCAAATCTATCATTATTTGGACCACTCTGATAAGCAAATCTGGCAGATTCTATTAATGCCCTCTGAATGGTTACAAATGGACGAGTAAGTGAATTTCCTTTATTATCAAAACTATCCGTAGCATCTAAATCGGATGGATTGACATATAAGATATTACCATCAGTATTTACGAGAAAATTTTCTAATCTAGATAGAGGCATTTTATCCGCACAATAATTTCTTCTGTCTTATTTAGACAGTTAATCTACTGACACCTCATCTTGCGGCATATCCTCTGGGTTCTCTAAATCAACTTCAAACAAGCAAGGATGACACTCTTCATCTATCAAATAAAAAGAATTTCTATACAAATCTTCTGGAGTCAGTGTAAGTTGCTCATTTGCTTTTTTGATAACTTCAGGATCATCTTGAACTATATCCGCAAGATTGTCAAAAGTAAAGGGAATGTGATTTATAGAATAAGTCTTAATAATAGATCTTTCGGTATCAGTCCCATACCAATTATAAGAATGTGTGATCTTATATTTCATTTATTTTTATTCTATTTGATATATCTATTCCTCTTTTTCTTTGATATATGGATAATGGACCTGATGTAGAAATATGTCCAGTAACTGAACATTTCCATTTTTGTGAGTTTGTTTTTAATCCTCCCTTTCTAGCATCTATTGTCATTTGTTCTTTACTTCTACCACAAACACCAAGTTTCAATTTTTTATTAATTTCTCCTTGAACTTTTCCTCCTATTTTTCCACTTCTTTTGCTATTTTCACTTCTTTGTTCTTGTGTTAATTTTGCAAGACCATTTGCATATCCTTTTTTTCCTCCTATTTTTCCACCTTTCTTACCATTTTCTTTCAGTATATTGGTAGAATAAGTTCCACCATATCTTTCGTTAAGGCAATACAACTCATTAATAAAAGGTTTAATTAATCTATTTTCAATCATTCTACACTCTTCGTAACCTTTATCACTATATTCAAAAAATTCTAATATTTGTTTTTTAGGTGTATAAAGTTCCCAGCACCACTTATTTGCTTTTGGGGAACCATAATATTTTTGATTATAATATTTTTCTTTTTTACTACCATAATAATAATATGGAACTTCTTCAAAGGTAATCTTATATGTATAAATGCGTGGTTGCATAGTTCTACTCTGGATGTCTGCATTAGTATTTATATTGAAAAGGAGGGACTTTCACCCTCCTCCTGAAGTTTGCAGACATCCAGGTATTATTATTTATCTTAATAGGAGGAGCGGGATTTGAACCCGCACTGTACAAATTTTAAGTTTGGTGTCTCCTGCCAGTTGGACTACCCTCCCAAGGCGGAAAGGATTTCTCCTTTCCAGCGCATCTTCCTTCACACCTTAATAGTATATCAGATCCCAACCACCCTGTCAACTCTCATAAACCAATTCGCCACGAAGTTCAGCAAGTTTTGCCTCCGCAAAACATTGAACACACGTCCAATAGGTTTCACCGCTAATTGGAAAATTTTCATCTGTAAAATGTGATGCTACGTCTTCTTGCATCTCACGAAGTTCTTGTAGGGTCTCACGGTTAATTTGCATTATGGGCACACAGTGGTCCTCTTTATTTTAGCACACATTTCCTGTCTTGTCAAGGGCTATCATTACTGCCAAAATCATCATAATCCGTTATGGAAGATCTAAATTGTAAAGAACTACCACCAAAAGTTGAAGTATAAGTGGAGAGAACTTCTAGAACTTGAGGGGAGTGAAGATATTAGTGTGATCTCAGTTAAGGAAGATGAAGAGATTTATGGTTGGTAGATCGATACTGAAGGATCCCAATCACAAGTTTCTTCATTAAAAATCCAAGAAGGATCTGGAGAAGGTTTAATAAATGCATCTAATTCTTCATTATATGAATACCCAATAGAAGCAAATCTTACTCTAAAATTACTATTATACGAAGTTTGTTTCCAATTTGTATCTTGTCCTAAAAGAGACTTACAAAAAAGAATTCCAACTTCTTCGGACTCATTGTTATTTTCATCCAAAATATCTTCATTTGCCACAACAATTACAGTAATAACTGTATTATTCTCATCTAATTGTGCAAAGTGTGCCATAATTTTTATTAATTTGATATATTTATTGATTAAACAACATCAGTCATTTGATGATGTCATTGTATATCTGTAAACTAAACTAGATCCTGTATTTACTTGTATAGTACCTACTCCTGGATTATAAGTACCACAATTATCTACATATAATTCTGTTTCAAAATAGAAAACATCTCCAGAATTATAGGAAGCTGAATAAGTGGTTGTTAATCCTTGACTTCTTGTAAATTGGAAAATTTGTGAGCTGTTTTTATAAAGTCTAATATAACTTGTACTGCCTTGTATAACATTTGCAGAACTTTCGGTAAAAGTAAATGATAAGGTTGTACTTCCTGTTGTTGTTGCCGTGATATTTGCACTTGTAAACGTTCCACCTGTAAGAAAACCACATCCCCCAGCGATGGCGCCGCCAGCATCATCTTCTCCAAGTAACCAAAAATCAGTATTATTAAAAGCGTTAAATGTTCCAGATGCGGTAAATGTATGTATAACATAATCTGTTCCTCCAACATTAGCTGTTGTTACGGTTCCCCCGGTTCCCTTTTGAACAGTTCCAGTATATCTAACAATAACAATACCTGAACCACCAGAACCTCCGGCGTCACCATCACCTCCACGTCCACCACCACCCCTATTTGCAGGTCCGTCTGTCGTTCCGCCAACACTTCCTCCTCCGTCTGTTGCTGATCCAGTGGGACCTCCTCCTCCTCCACCAGCAACTCCTAAAGCGGAACCTCCTCTAAAGGTTGCAAGGTTGTATCCAGATCCTCCAGCACCTTCATTATTGCCACCAGCCGAGGAATATCCTCCTCCACCTCCTCCCCCAATTGGAGGAGATCCACTATTTGATAATCCTCCAGCATTTCCTTGTCCAGATGTTCCCGCACCTCCTGTAAAAAGAACACCGTGACCATATCCAGCGCCTCCACCAGATCCTCCTGAAGTTCCATTATAAGGTCCGAACGATTTATAATAATCGTTACCACCTCCGCCCCCTCCTACAGCAGCAGTAAGTCCTTGGAAAGTACTATTTGAACCTTCAGAATAACCGCCCGCCCCCACAACTAGTGCATATGAATATGTTCCAGAAGGAGATGCTGTCAAAGAACCTATTACAAGTCCGCCAGCACCACCTCCACCTCCAGCATATTCATCACTAGCAGATCCTCCTCCTCCACCACCAGCAAGAATTAATACATTAATTGTATAAGGTGTTATACCACTTTTCCCATAAAAATCTGCAAGACTTATAGTACCACTTGCAGGAACACCAGAAGCAACCCCATAATACTCATTAATTCCAATGGGATTTGATCCACCAAATTCGGTTTGAACATCGGCAAGACTAATTGCACCAGAGGATTGAAGAGGCATTTATTAAACGGCAGGAGTATTATTATCAGGTGGAGTAGAAATTGGAGTATTTGATGTTACTTCTTCCTCTGGTTCCCATGGGAATCCACCAGTTACTTCAGTAATTGGTGATATCTTATCTTGAATTTGCTTTGCAATTTGTGCATTCACATGATTCTCATAATCACCAACAACAACAGATTGAATCCAACCAAGAACATCTTCTTCGGTCAAATCTTCATAAGAAGTGAAGTTAGTTGGATCTACAGTACTTAAATCAAACGGAGTTGCTCCTGAAAATTCTCCAGTATTTCCATCCTCATCAGTTCCAGTCTTTTTCCAGTGTGTTTGAACCACAACGTTATTAAGTTCACTGGTGTTTTTTCTCTTTAGGCTTGTAAGTTTCCAGGTATAATTCATTTTTCTACTTGTTCTACTTTTTCGTTTTCTTCTGGTTTAATTCCATTTGCCGAAAGATATTCCACAATTCCTTGGAGTTTCAGGAATTGCTCTCTCTTTACGGTAAGAACGTTATTCAGTTCTTGAATCTCGGTTGAAAGTGTTTTTTGATTCTCAAAAATTTGTTTGAGATGTGCTTCATGATCAATCATTTTCTTACAATAAATCGTATACGTTCGTATTTATGTAGATATTTTTGACTTAAGTTCTTCAATTTCACCCTTAAGTTCTTTGATTGCTTCAATTAATAGTGGAACAAGTTTATCATAATGAACAGTTTTATAATTTTCCCCACTCTTTGAGTACTCGTTTCCATCTTCATCTTGTGCAATATCAAATGGAGCAGGAACTACGACTTGGGGGAGAACTTTTTCTACATCTTGAGCAATTACGCCAACTTGTTCTTTCTTATCAGTATATCCGTATTGTTCTGCAATTTCATTACTATTAAATGTAACTCCTCTCAATGTAAGAAGTTTTGAAAGAGCACTTGAAATTGTAGTGATATTCTCTTTCAATCTTTCATCGGAGTAGTATGCAGTAACGTTATTGGTTGCACGTATTTCACCTGTAGTACCAGAAGCAGCAGTACCTACACCAAAAGTAACTACTTGCACGTTATTTAAGTTTGAGGTGCTTGCAGGGTCTGTGTAGTATCCAGTGTTATTATAATCATAATAAATTGGGAATGATGCATGTCCAGAAGAATTAATTGAACCAACGTTTGCACTTGCACCACTTCCAAAATAAACAATATCTCCATCATAGAAGTTAAGATAAGTTGCATATCCACTTGCAGCATCTATATGGAGATTTCCATTAGTGGAACATACAGAGGCAGTAGTAGTATTATTAGTATAATTTTGTCTTCCATCCCCACCAACTAAAAGATATGTGCCCCAAGTTGGGTTTGGTCCATGAAGTGCTCCACCACGAATTCTTAATGCAGAATCTGCGGTAGAGTTTGGATCTAAGTAATAAGTAGTATCATTTGAGTCGTAGAATAATGGTGCTCGGGAAGAAGCACTTGTTTGGGAAATTCCACTATCGCTTACCCAAAACTGTGATGCTGCTTGTGTTGCAGTTCCAAAATGCAATCCAATATAATCTGGACCCCCCTGGAAATAAGATAAACCGTATGCATCAGCATTTCCAAAACTCCAAATTCTATTTCTTCCTGCTGCGTATGTTACATTTTGAAATCCACCACTAGTTCCAGTGCCGGAGGATACTATTCCGGTAAATGCCGAGTAACCAGTATAATTATCACTTGCAAGTAAAGTCTTCCATGAAGTCCAAGAATTTCCTGAAGAAACATCATAATTACCAAATCTAACCTGAAGACCTGTTCCACCATAAGTTGGAGAATAAGGTACAAATAATTGTAATGAACCTCCACCTCCACTATATGTCATCATGTTCATTACAGAACCATAATTCTGCCAACCGTTAGATGCTTGAACAAATGAGCACTGAATGCCCATATTGTAACCAGTTGGAAGTGTTGAAGCACTCCAAACATAAGTGCCAAGAGCACTTAGGAGTGGTGCTGATGATGAAGTTCCATTAATATTCATTGTTTGGCCACTAATAAAAGTAGCAACCTTTGCGGCAGTAGCAGAACGATAATAATTGTCACCAAACTTACCCATCAAATAAGTAAGTGTTCCTGCGCTTACATCATCGGTAGAATTAAAATAACTACCAAATCCATATCTACGATAATCATCCCCATTTGCATCTCGTAGAACAATAGTATTTCCGGTAGCGGTGGTTGCAGATGAGTATCCATCAAGTAAATCAGCATCTAAACCACTTCCTGCCCCATCATTTCCTCCATGCCAGATTGTATTGTTCTTCCAAGTTAAAGTACTCTGCCCAATTGCCATCCCATTTGCTGCTGTGCCATTAGCAACGCTATAACCCGCTGTTAAAATTAAATACTCAGTTCCAGAAGCATCCGTGTTTGCATTAATATAAAAATCGCCATATCCCTGCAGTCTTCCATAAGAAAGTGCCGTTGGTTGGCTATCTGCAGCACTACCAACTGTATTTGGAATTAATATTTGATTTAATGTTAGTGCTGCTGTTTTTGTTTGTGCAGTTGAACTTGTATTTAAGAAATAAGCACTATCGTTACCATCAAGTAAATCCGCATCAAGTCCAGATCCAGAACCATCATTACCTTGATGCCAGATTGTATTTCCCCCCGATGTTGGAGTTGCTCTCGTGAAATTGACAACCCCAGCCTCACTAATAGACATTGCAGTTTTTGAACCAGTTGCATAACTATCAGTGGTTGCAAAGTACATTCTAGTACCATAAGTACCATCGGAATTGATATAAATTCCAGCTTGTGCGTTTGTCCCAGAAGAAGCATCTCTTGCACCAAATGTAATCGCAGGTCCAACATTTGATGTTCCAGATGCTGCTCCTAAATGCAATCCTCCAACACCAGTTGCTGGTGTTGTAGTATTCCAAGCAGTAAGATTTCCATTTGAAAGAAGTTGGGAAGTGGCACGAATAGATCCAGTTACATCTAATTTGTATGATGCACTTGCAGCGCCAATAGCAACACTACCACTACCTGCAAGAATAACATCTCCACCATCAGACCCACTAGTTGTATTAACATATAAAGTTGCCCAAGCATTCAGTGCATGATTATGAGCAAATACACCAGGAGCACTTGCATAAACTCCTAGAAATGATGCCTTGTCTGCAGAACTGTTTTTGGAAAGTATTCTTCCTCTCCATGTACTACTAGTTCCAGATTCTGATGCAACAATATTTTGATCAGATCCATTGATGGTGAAAGTTCCTGTACCACTTAAAGTAGCAACATTAGTAGTTCCAGCATACCATTTAAATTGTGATGCTGAACTGGGAACAGAAGACCATATTGCAGTATTTTCTACACCAATCGCATAATCAACATTTGAAGCAGTTATTTGGGGATCTAATACAATTTTGGTTCCCACACTTCTTGTTGTAGTTGCAGGAGTAGCATACCCACCTCCAGCAAAGTCAATTCGGTTTCCGTTAGCACCATTCAGGTAGATCTGCCCACCACCTGTTGCTGTGGAGTTTGCTTGTGTGGAGGTTATTTGTCCTGTGAATGCAGAGTATGTGACATAATTACTACTGTCTAAAATCTTTTTCCAAGAACCCCAAGTTGTACTTGAACCACTTCTTTGCCAAATATTGCCATTGTCAGTAAATCCAAGTTGGTGAGATAAACCACCACTCCAATCTGTTGAACTTCCATATTGGCGGAATGTCATCTCACCAAAATAAGTTCCACCATCACTCAAACCCTCAGTAGTATTTGCTTTAAAGTCAAATACCACACCCATATTAATGGTTTGTGGTGTAGTGGTAGTGTTCCTACTATCTGTCACCACATGAGTTGTAGCCGTTGCAGCATTACCAGTACAAGAACCAGAACTACCATCAATGTTTATTCCTGTTAAACTTTGAGAAGCAGATGCACGGTTCAGTGCAATAGCAGTGGTTCCTATGTAATGAGTTGAGTTACCTAATACTCCTGAAGGTATTGTTCCAGAAAGGTTTCCGGCAGTTAGTGAAGTAAGATTTGAACCACCCCCACTAAATGATGTAGCAGTTAAAACATTTGTACTTGGATTATAAGTTAAATCAGTATCAACTTTTACTAAATTATTACCTGAACTTGTATCTACAAATGTAAGATATTTGGGGGCATTTGTACTATCTAAATTTATACCAATGGAAGTTGCCGAACCTACGTTTGTGGTATTTGCATTAATCCACTGTATTGCACTGCCAGTAGAAGATAAAATTTGACTAGAACTACCACAACTTCCATTTCCATCGTATAATCTACCAGATATTGATATGGAAGTAATGCCAGTTATAGCACCATTCATTGATAATGTAGTAATGCCAGACAAAGAACCAGAAAGATTTAATGCACCACTATAAGGATTATAAGTTAATTTATTACTTACATATGGTTGTCTAAATTCTTCTGTTGTTTCATTCAAAAGTATATAATAATTAGCATTTGCAGTTGTTGCAATACCAACAAGACTATAATTTGGATTCTGTCTTAAGAATAAATCTAAATAACTTTCAGTTAAATCTGTAGAAGTAACAATACCAGTTCTTGAATCCCGAATTAAAACACTCATTTAAAATATTGATTATAACTGGGGTTAGTTAAAATATTTAGTGCTGAATTAATATCAGTCAATCTTGAATCATTTTGACCTTTTGCATAAGTAAAACCATATCTTTGAATATAATATTTTCTAGTTTCACTTTTGAGAGCATTCACCACACCAATTAGAGAATCTCTTTGTTCTCTTAAAGTTGTCAATGAATTATTAATTGCATTATATTGAGTCAAATAACTAGAACAACTTGTAGGGCAAGTTGAACTTTCCCCAGAATCAACTTCCTGTATAAAAACTCCATCAATATAATTTACATAAGTTTTATCACCATATCCCAATATTGGTGAACCAACCGAATCAACTTTAAGCACAGCACCAGAACCTGTTGTTCCCAAACCAACAATACCCAAAGTATCTCCTACTTTATATCCAAAACCACCACTATAAATGAATACAGATGTGACTGTTGTTCCTACACCAACATTAACATCTACTACTGCACCAGAACCTGAACCTCCACTTAATGATTTGGAATAATAAGTTGAAGAAATATATCCAGAACCACCATTTACAATAATTAAATTTAAAATTGCATCACTATTCAATCCATTTATGGTAGTTCCATATCCAATTCCATCTGTAAAAATAAGAGGATCTAAACCAGATTTATATGAATAAGGATCAAGTCCTGAATATGTTGCGTCATTTGCATTTATTTGATACGATGCCAATTGCTCATAATAAACAGAAGCACCAACAGCAACAGAAGTAGTCATTCCAGTTGGATTACCATTAATATCAAAAATTGGAGATGATGCAGTCAACCCACACCCACAAGTAGTAACAGCAATTGAAACTTGTGATAAATCATAAATTTTTTGATTGACCTGAACTGTCAAATTTGCAATTACCAAATCCAATTGTTCTGATGGATATGTAAATTCATCAATTTTTATTTGTATTGGATAAATTAAAGTATCCATTGAGTCATTCTGATCTTGCAGAGAAGTTTGTTCTGCAGAATAAGTATTTAAAATATCTTGTAAAGCCATAATTATTCTTCCTTATATTCAATTACAAGTTTTGGTAAATCTTTTCTTTCTGCGTATATCGTATAACTACAATCAATAATCCCACCAGAATTACTAAAAACTTTAATTGTTCTTCCCCATTCTCCGATTTTATAATATAATTCTTGATAAGTATTGTGAGGTGTTAAGTTTACTGTAATTGTTTCCAAATCAACTAAATCCTTCCAATAATATGGAAGTTCAATTGTATTTGATTTAATCAATCTACCACGAATATAAACACCAATTTCTGGACCTTCAAGACAACTATGAACTAATCTATATCCTTCTTTACTTGGATGTGGAATATCAAATTTTTTAAATGGTGCAGCAACACCTCCAGCTGCAGTAAAAAGACCACCTATGGTACATGTACCAGTAACATTCAAATTTCCAGTGATGGTTTTATTGGAAGTGGTTACGTGAGCACCATTATTTACTTTAACTCCATTTGAATTATCAAGAGAGTTTTTGATTTCAATTCCATCAAAAGTTGCAATACCTAATGTATTTGTATTTCCAAGAAAATTTGCTATTCCTGTAACTTCCAAAGAAGCAGGAGCAGCAACACCCAATGGTGTTCCAATCATACAAGTTGCTCTCGCAACTCCTGGCGCAGCAGAAGCACCAATAAAAACTGGTCCATTCAATACGGCAGTTCCTGGAAGAAGTTTTGTACCAGCACTCAAAAATGATGTATCAAGTTGCCCTACTATAAGTTTCTCACCAACATTCGCAATAGTGCAATCCATAATTATTATCCTGCTGGTTTGTCTGCACAAATAGAACTAAAGAATTTTTTAAAATCTTCCAGTGCTTTTAATATTTTGCCCATCACCGAAGAACTATCAGCATCTGTGCCAGAATCAATTGTAGCAGAAGCACCACCCACAAGAGATGCCGCAGCCGCTCCAGCAACTTGAGTTTTACTGGACGCAGCTAAAGTAATATTTGTTCCTTGTGCTGATACGGTAGGAGCATTAATATTACAAGTTTTTGATGCTTGTAATGAAATTTCTCCTTCTACTCCATCAACACCAACAAGACGAATGTTTTTTGCTTGAAGAGTTATAGTTCCATTTTTTGCTTGAATAAGAATATCTCCATTTTTGGCATTAATAATTCTTCCAGGACAACCCGGTTTGATTTTTTTGGCATCACATCCAGATACTTCGTGTAATGTTCCATTAATGGCAAAATCACAATTACCATTTTTATACATATTAATTCCTTGTTGAGTTGGTGTTGATAAACACAACTCTATATCACCGTTTGCAAAACTTTTTGTTCCGCATTCAAATCTATACCAATCATTTTGAATTACTTGTTGATTTTCGTTACAATTGCTCATATACAATCCACCACTGATGTAATACCTGAAATTGCTGCTTGATTTACTTTATCTTGATCCACCGTAGTATACGTTGGAGTAAATTTCATAATTGGAACAAGATCTGCAGCAACTCCCGACCTTGTATTTATAGTTAATGTTGGTGCTTCATCAAATCCACAAACTGGAGTTCTTAATGGTTCAATTCCTATAATTGCACCAGAACCAGGAGTTACTATAGGAACATAAGTATTTTTTCCATCAGTTATTCGGTCTCCTGTTGTATAACCATATCCAGGTGCAGTAACAATTATATTTTGAACGCAACCAGAAACTTTTCCAGTATTTGAAATATTTCTATTGGTTCCAATTCCTGCAGTGCCAATACCAATATTTGTATAATTTCCTTGTGCATATCCAGATCCAACACTAGTCATATAAATGGATGTAATACTGCCAGGTCCAGTTCCTCCAGTTCCTCCAGCATCTTCATCAATAATACTGTTTGCTTCTGCTCCAGAACCACAACCACTGTTATCAACAATAGAAATTGTTGGTGGACTTGTATATCCAAATCCTCCATCAATAATTTCTACTGAAAAAATAGATCCAGTAGAATCTACAATTGGTATTGCTCTTGCACCCATACCATCTCCAAAAATTCTAATAATTGGTGGAACACAAGTTGAATATTTTGATCCTACTGGTAATGGAACGATGTCTTCTTGATTTGTTGGATTTTGAACTTTTTCATTACATTGATCAAATATACTATTAAATGCTCCTGCTATTCCACCATAAAGTGGTGTTTGATACATTGCTTCTTCTATTGAACCCAACCCATCACTTACACCTTTAAATACATTCACACTACCAACCATTTTTTGCCAATCGTCTGCTTCTTTTTCACTTGGACCAAATTTAGATGCCCATACACTTGGAGTTTTACAAGCAAGACCAGTACATTCAAGGAAACTAAAAATTTGTGATGCCAATGAACTTGCTTGATTTAAAATTCCAGAAACAGTTGAAAGACCACCAGTCAACCAACCAATTCCAGACATAATAGTGGAAAGCGCACTTTCCATACTATCCATTACTTTTGCAAGAATTCCAGCAGTCCATTGCTCCACAGCACAAACTGGTGAATTAATATTATTTGATGCAAGATCACCAAGAAGATCTTTGGCAAAATCAATAATTCCCGCAGGTAGTTTTTCTATAATGCAAAAAATAATATCCAAATATTTTTTTAATTGCTCCATAAGAAATTTTACTTCTGGTGGAGAAAGAAACAATCCTACAAGTTTTCTAAATGCCCAAGATATACATTTAAAAATTGTATCTCTTAAATTGTTAATAATTAATTTTACAATTCCACCAATTTGTCTAGCACAATTTGCAATTGTTTGTCCAATATCTACAATCTCATTTAATACTGGATCAATATAAGTGCTCAAATACTTATCTAATCCATTTGTAAATGCAATAAAATCTTGAAGTGCCTGTGTAATTTGACCGATTAAGTTATTTTGACAACCATTTGGAATAACATAAGTTATATCGCACTTTTTTTCTATTCCATAAGATGATTGTGCTTGGCAAACTAATCTATCTCCAAATAAATTTAAATTAGGATCAAATGGATTAATATTTGAAGTAAATCCAAATCCAGTTGTGCTATTCCAAGAAACACTAGAATTTGTAATTCCAGCACCTACACCCAAATTAAAGTTTGTTGTATAAGCAAGAGAAGGAGGTATTGGTGAAGTTTCTGCTGAATCTTTGTTTCTTTGCTCCGTAGTTGCAGTTTGATCTATTTCTTTACTTTTCCTTGCTTCTAATTGAGTTGCCTTAACTTTATTTCCAGGATGCCCAGTAAATGGTTTAAATCCAGAACTCAAATCTGCTTTTACATTCTCTTCACTAATTAAGTTCTTAACTCCATCACTTCTATGAAGAAGACCAATAACTACTGGTTGTTGTGCGTCATCGCCATCCATAAAGAAACCAAAACAAGTTTCTCCACCTTTTAGATCTAATGTTTTTCCTGTTCCTCCGTGACCACTACCAAAGGCAGGATCTATCATTACTTGTGCCCAAGGTAAATCATTATCACTTAAAACTGATCCAGAAAAAGGATGATATCCAATAATTCTTACTTTGCAACGATAATTCCAATCACCATTGAAATAATCTGCTGCCTTTTTCCAATACTTTGAATGTGCAACTTGACCAATCCACCAATTAAATCCATCTTTACCGATATAATTGGATTTTAATAAAGATTCTTCAATCATCGTAAATTCTACACTCCTGTGCGTTTGGATTTAAATTACAAAACAATTCCAATGAATTTGGAATTTCTTTATTGTATGGATTATTTTTTTGATATTCTAAAATTTCTTGCAAATAATTTTGTAAGTATCTTCTTCTCTGACTATTTAATGAAGAATTTTCCAATTCTTCGCATATATCGTTAATTAATTCTTGTAGTTCCATATTTAAACGTTTTTAGGTCCGTATAATCCGTAACTATCACGAACTAGTCTCATAGATGTAAGCATTTTATTAGTAGGATCAAAATGATGTCTCAATTCTTTAATTAGATAAAATCCACTTTGTTCTGGATCCACTTCTCCAGTATTTGCAGGTTCCATTTTTGGAAACTGTGCATAAATTATATCACCACATTTAAGATTGATGTTCAATGGCACATTCATATTTAGTGCTTGACTGAATAACAAGTTGTATCTTGAATATGCCATCGCCATATCAGCACCACTTGTCAATTTATTATTCACAGAACCATTAGAATTTAGTACTCCACGATCTGCAACCTTTACCATAATACGAGAAATACTATCACCAAATTCATCAGATACAGCAATACCTTCAGCAGCACCAAGTTTATTTTTGACTTGATCTTTCAATGTATACTTGTATAAATCCAATGAATTACTAAAAAGATCATAAAAATATGTTTTGTTGGAATACATACCAACTCTCAAAGATTTCATCAAATCAATATTTTTTTCAAAATTATAATTAATAATTTTGAAGTTATTGTTTAAACTATTATGTTCAATTACAAACTGATCGTAACTATAATTGTAAACCTTTTTCTTATTTGCACTTGATACTGCTATTCTTGTATTTGATACCAAACTATCAATGCTTCTAAAATTAAATCCATCTTTATTTTCATAAAAGAAAAATCCAGCAGTTCCTTTTGCTATTCCACTTTGATCACCACCAGAAGTTCCTGTTGGTCCACCAGAAGTTGTAGGAACTGCCTTTGGTCCCAACCATTGTAAAGTATGAAATGGTTTTTTGTTATTTCCAATAAAAGAATAAGAATTTGATGTTGGTTCTATATTTTCAGATTTGAATTTTTTTGTCTTCAACTCATCTTTGAGAATTTTAGTTACAGTATTTTGTAAATTTCCTCTATAAATTGTTTGACATCTTACTGTTTCGTTAGTCAATCCTTCTCTTGAAACAAGATGTAGAGTAAATGATTCATTTGTATTTTGTGCATCAAGATTACTTACTTTATACACATACATTGCATTTTCACCATCCAGTAAGAATGTTCCAGAAACAGTTTCAATTTCCATTGAAACACTTTCACCACCACGAATTGGAAGTCTATTGAAAATAGAATATGAGTTAATGACTTCCATTGTCATTGTTATACAAGGAGATAAGATATCCTCATAATAATCCACTGATGTAATTGAATTGGTTAAATCAATTTTATTCTTACCATCTAATGATGCAATGGTAACTGATTGATATCTTAAACCCGATACTGCGACTGCCATTATGCTGAAGAAAGATTAGTGAGGAGCATTGTAGTCCATAGACTATTTAATATCTGACCTTCGGACGGTGTTATGACTGCAACGCCACCACCGCCACCATTCCCAATTGGAATTGGAACAACTTGTGGTTGTGACGCAACTTGTTGACTTTGATCTCCCATTAAAAATATTGCAGATTGTTGTGCTGCAGTTGGTGGTGGTGTCAAAATTTGTGTTGGTATTTGATCCCCTGGTTGTGCTTTTACTTGATCTTGTTGTCTTGATCTCATATCAAGAACATAAGCATTATACATTTGCTGTGCTTTCTTCACTTCAGGATCAGACACTGGTGTTTTTACCATTGTATTTTTAAACTGATATTTCTCTCCAAAGAATTGTGCTTTCTTTTGCTTATCTTTAAATATATCTTCCATTTTAGTTCCTTTGAAAAACTCTTCTGGAGATTGTTGTCTTTGTATTGTATTAACTCCTGGTTTTGCAGTATTTCCAATCGTCTTTTCGTGTTGTTGTTTTGCCTTTTCTTTTGTTAAAGGAGCAGGAATTTTTTGACCAAGACCAGAGGAGGATGGATTTACTGCAGTTCCACCACGATAAACTTCAAAGTGTAAGTGTGTATTCTGCCCATCTGGATATAGATTGGCAATTTGCTGCCCTCCATATACAACATCTCCAGTATTCACCAAAGGAGAAGTGTGATAATACCTTGTCTTCAATCCACCCCCGTGATCAATTGTAACATAACCATTATATCCATTACTAACTGATTCTACGACTTTACCAGTTTTATATGAAGCAACTGGAGCAGCAAGATCTCCAGACCACTTGACCATATCCAAACCAGCGTGAGATCTATTTCCACCATCTCTTGAAGCACCAAATTGTTGATTTTGTGATTTTCCTTCTTCTCCTCCAGGTAATGGAAAAAAAGTATCTCCACTTACAGGTCCATCATAGGTTTGATTTGATGGATTGATTGGTGGATATTGACCTGGTTCTTGATATGGATTCATTGATTCTTCGTCTTTACCAACATTCTTATCACCAATTCCAGTCATTCCCAATTTTAATTTTTCAAACTTACTGACAACTTTATCAAATTTATCAGTAATACTTTCAAATGTAATATTACTTGCAGATGCTGCTTCTCGTTGTTTTGTTTCTTGTGCTTTTAATCTTTCATCTAGATTATCTTTAGATTTTTCTTTTTTTAAACCAAGTGGTGTTCCTTCAAATGCACCAAATTCTCTTGCAACATCAACACCAACTGCTGCCCAACCTAGAATTGGTATTGCACTTGCTAAAGACAAAGAACCACCAACAACATCACCTTGTCCAAATCTATAAGCAGAAACACCTAAATTCACTGCAGTAGCAAGTCCAGGTATTAGTTTTGCTGCAAGTTCTCCACCCTTTGATGCAAGTTTTCCGCCTCCCTTCATTGCAGCAACTTTAGCAGCATCATCTGCTCCAGTTGCAACTCCTTTTCTTGCTAAATCTGTCGCTACATCTGCTGTTGGAACTGCTGCCTTTTTTACTACTGAACCTGCTGATTTTGGAAATATTTTAGAAATAGCACTTTTTCCAAAACCTTTAACTGCTTTTATTCCTTTTCCTAAAAATCTGGCTCCTAATCCAGCAGCACCACCAAGCAACAAATTAAGCAATCCTCCTCCGCCACCTCCTCCACCAAGAGCAGATCCAACAGAAAATTGAAGATCTTCTACTTTCTTCTTTTTTGGTAATTTTATTTTTTTAATATCTTTATTGCTTGTATCCAACCAATTAATAAAATCATTATAATCCCTTGCTCTTTTCGGCAAAGAACGCTTCATTTTTACAATGTTATTTGCAGATGATAGTAGGGGAGAAAAAAGTTTAGTTTCCATTATCCGACAATATTATAAACCATTCTTGAATATAATGTTAAGAAATTATCTGGATTGTATGAAGGCAAAAATGGAGCAGTTGGTCCATTTCCACCAGTTGGTGATGGTGGTGTAGTTGTGCTTGATGGTCGTGATGGTGATGCTTGTGGTGTTCCACTGCCAATATTAACTAAACTTACTTGTGGTGCTTGTTGTCCTGGTTTTGTTAGTGTTTGTGGTGCTTGTTGTCCTGGTTTTATTGATGTTTGTGGTGTTTGTTGTCCTGGTTTTATTTGTGCTCCAGGAACTATCATTCTTGCATTACCTGCAGTATTAAAATAATGATCACCAAGTTTAGTAACGTTTACATTTTGTGATGGATCATTAAAAGCAGATCCTGTTCTAAATCCAGTAGCTGCCATAATTTTATTAACTTCAGATTCACTTTTTCCAGAAGTAAGCAATTGTTGTCTCATAAGTTCTGGATTTTTAGCAAGATTTAAAGCTTCTAAAGCAGCAGATCTTTGTGAGGGGGACAATGCACGATTCAATTTACCTTCACGTACTGGTTGATATTGATTAGTTGCATTAATTATATCCTTTACACTTCCGCTAGCAGCATTAAATTGACCAGCACCAATATTACCAGATTGCACCAATCCAGCACGATTCAAAACAGACCTACCAACTGCTGCCATCCCAAGTTTCCCCTGCCCACCAGATTCAGCATTGATCAATCTCAATAACATTTCTTCTTCACTTCCAGCAATGCTTGGAGCACCTCCTCCACCTCCTCCGCCACCGCCACCAGGAGGAGTAGGACTGCCTCCACCGCCGCCACTAGAACCAGAAGACTTTGATCCTGCCGCAGAATCTGAACTTTTTTTTCCTTTCCCTCCCCTCAAACCATCAAGAGCTTTATCAAATCTATCCAGAATTGAATTAAATTTATCAAGAACATTTCCAGGAACTTCTGGTGCAGTATCTCCAGGTTGAACATCTTCATCACCAGGTTGCGAAAGACCACTTACGACAGAACCTGCTCCAACAGCAGCAGCACCACCTAAAAGTAATTTACCTATTCCTCCACCACCTTGTAATCCTTTTGGCATTTTTGATAATAAATTTCCTTCTTGTTTCATTGCAGGACCAGCAACATTTGGTGGTCGTTTTCCTCCCATTCCAGGAATTAATCCACCAACCAATCCACCAAGTGCTGACATTATAGCACCAATTATTCCTCCACCACCTCCACCACCAGAAAACCCTGATAGTTGTTCTATTATTTTAAGTATTGCTTTTCTTAATGCTTTTGCTACATCAAATGTTTCTGTAAATGTAGTTTTTAAATTGTCTATATTTTCTTTAATTTTATCTAAATTCTTTTTTGAACCAAAGAAACTAATAAATCCAATTGCTTCTTTGACTTTATCAAAAAATCCACCAAATGGTTTAAATCCTTTTTCTGATTTTTCTTTTTTATCACCAAAAATATTTGAAACTGAATTTGTATTATTAAAAATATTAGTAGTTAAAGTGCTAATCAAAGATCCCAAATTATTCCTTTTTGGTGAAATCTTTGCTCTATTAAATCCAACAATATTATTCTTTGCACCAGAAAAAACAGAAGATGCTAAAGGAGATCCACCAGAAATAAAATTCAGTGCTGATTCTTTACTTCCTTTCTGGGAACCTATTATTTTTTCTGGTGCAAATAAAGAATTACGCATTATTTTGCTGTGCCTTTAGATTTTCTTCTTCAATATGCTGCTGTAAAAGTGCCAAATAAATGTCCCGTTCCCAGGGCATAAGATTTTCAATCTCGGTCAAAGAATATTTATGGAACTGTATTAGTGAAAAATTAATTCTAAAATATGACTCAAGATCCATATGAGCCATAATTAACCGAAAAAACTTGTTAATCCCTCCAGCGTTACTTCGCTTTCTACTTTTGTATTTGGATTCATCACTTTGAAAGTGTGTGCAAGTTTTGGCATTGTATTGAAAAATTCTTCAATCATTTTAAATTGACTTGATGTTAATGTCTCAATCCAATCAGTCAATTCTTTTTTGGTGCAGTCTGATGCTGACCAAACATCTTCATTATTATAAACCATATCAATACAAGAAGAAATTACATCAAATGATTTATCAATAGAAGAAATTTCATTACTACTAAAATCAAAATTATTCTTAATAAATTCATTCAAAGATGGATACTTCATTTTAAGAATTAAATTGGCATCCAATTTAATTTCTTGTGTATGATTTGGATCTTTTTGAACTTCAATCTCATCAATATAAACTTTAACTGGAACTTGTGTTTCTCCATCATCACTACAAGTTACAATTAATTCAATTGCTTCTCCAACTGATTTTGCACGAACATTCAAAAAGATATATTCAATATCAAAAGTAGGAAGTTCTTCTACTTTAATTCCTCTTGTAAGAATACAATCCTTTAAAGTATTTTTGATTGCACTAGTAATTTGTTTAACATCTTCACTTTCTAGTGCAAGAATTAAAATCTTTTCTTCTTTGACTAAAAATGGACGATATTTGATTGTTTTTCCAGTTGATGGCAATTCCAACTCATATGTTGGTGTAGCAATTTTTGGTAAAGGCATAATGACCTATAGAAATTCAGTTATGAATATTTATTTGTTAAAATAAAGGTTGACCTGCAAAATTTGTAAGTTTTTTTGATTGTGCTGCATATAATTCATCTGCTTCTGTAGTATCAGAAGAAAATGCTCCAGGAATATTTTGATTGATAGTATATGGATCACCATTAAATGCAGGTCCATAATATTGATTAGAATTAGTTGTAGATTTAGGTTGATCTGGATTTGCTGGATTTGTTGAACTTGATGTATTTGGAGTTATTTCAACTCCAGTATGTTTTAATGTAGTATATCTAGTATAACTAAAATTAATTGTAGTTTTAGTTATTGTGCTTCCTTCATAAGATAATGGAAGAGCAGTAATATTAGTTGGAAATGCATCAATAAATTGATAAGTTAAAAGATTTTGATTTTTTGTGGGACTATCTGGATCATTTGGATTTACCAAAAAGTCTCTTTCAAATTTAGTGATTGAAATTATTCTTTTATATTGATTTGGATATTTAAATCTAAAATAATTATTAGCATCTTCAAATCCAACTTGACCACGAGGACTTGCAGGTTGTCGTATAGAACTTCCATTAGTAGAAGTTCTATAAATTGGGTTGATAAAATTCATCCATTCTTCAAACAAACGAATAATATTATATTCATTGTCCACGTAAAAAGTTAAATTAAAATCGGAATACACTCTACGATTTGGAAATCTTTCAATTATACCCTGACGACTTCCACTTTCTTCCCCAACATCAAAGGTTGCTCCAGGAAGAACTGCTTCCGCACACATAAAATCATAAGTAAATGTTTTTGAAGAACTATTAGTTATTCCACAAGATTTTAAATACGATACCAAATCTTGATCTTCACCTTTGGCATCAGTTGCTGCGCCCAAAAACATATTGACTTTAAATTGACTCGTAAGAGACAAATTGCCAAACATTTGTTGAACTGAAGGCAAAGACGATCCCCCCATATCTCTCGGGGTAGTCATCTTTACATAAAGAGGATCCACTCTATATGTATTTGCTCTGGACATCTAAATATGCGTATAAGATTCTATACTATGTATGCCGCATCCAGACGATTCCAAATATCGGCAAGGAAGATTTAGACCTCAAAATCCAAAAAAGTATGGTGGAGATCCAACTAATATAGTTTATAGATCTTCTTATGAACTAAAATTTATGCAATATTGTGATCTGACTGAAAGTGTTAATACTTGGAAAAGTGAAGAATTTTGGATCCCATATCTCTCACCAATAGATAATAAAGTTCATAGATACTTTCCTGACTTTTTTGTTAAGTATAAAGACAATGCAAATACAATAAGAACATTAGTAGTGGAAATCAAACCAGCGAAAGATTTATTGATGCCAGACACAAATCCCAAAAGAAGAACAAAATCTTGGGCATATTCTGTGAAAACGTGGGCAATTAATCAAGCAAAATGGAGTGCTGCAAAAGAATGGTGTGCTGATCATAATTATGAATTTCGCATCTTTACAGAAAAAGAATTAGGAATTAAAAGATGATTGCCGAAAAAATAATCAAAGAAGCAGGAAAAAAATATAGAAGCACTGATTGGTGGACGAATTCTTTAATGAATGAACTTATGAATGTTCAAGATCAAGACATAAGTGAACAAGATACTGGATATATTAAACCTGGTGATTTAGTTTTCTTTTTATATAATGCAAAGTATCCACAAAAATATAAATTCTGGGATAGACAACCACTATCTTATATTATAGAAATCAACAAAAGAGAGGGTTGGTTCTTTGGTTCAAATCTTCATTATCTAAATCCCCAGTATCGTGGCGGAGTTGCAAATTCTTACATAAATAAATTTGGATTCGTAAATGCTCCAAAGAAAACCTTACATAAATATCTTTTCTCTGGTGTGATGTCTGATTTATTTGTAGTTCCAGAAAAGGAATGGAGAGAAGTTTCTTTACTTCCTACTGAAAAATTTGTAGATGGTAGAGGACAACCAATATTTAAATCAAAAGTTTGGGATTATTCAGATAACTTATCTTCACCATAAATGGACTCACGATCATTAGCTGGTTCTAAAGCAGCAACAGGATTAGGACCAAATTATTCTACGCAAGGATCATTGTCCACATTTAAATTTCCCGTAAATGGAAAATCAATTGAGACTTGGGTAGATGTAGATTCTAATGGTGGAACAAATTCTGTTTCTTTGCAGGGGTCTAATGGTGTATTGGCATATTATAACGCACAATCAAATACTTGGAGTGCTCCAGCAGGTTCTGGAAATTCAACAATAACACAAATTATTATTCCAAAAATAAGTTCTACGCCTGGATTGGCGAATGCAATGAGTCAATCTGCATATTTTACAGCATTAAAGTCTAATGGTGGTAATTCAACAAAAGCAACTCAAATTACTGGAGTTAAACCATCAACACCTGCACCAACAGTTGCACCTCCTGCGGGAGGTCTAAATCCAAACAGTCCAGCAAATCAAACAACAGGAAATAATCCATTCAATTTTAATATAGCAGATTTGAAATCTGATCTGAAATTTGGATCTGTAGATAATAACTTAAGAGGAACAAATCTACAATATCCAAAAGATGCTTTATATAACAAAACACAAGATTACTTACAAATAGGACAATATCATTACCAACCACCAAAATCAGACCAATTGTTTAGAAAAACTCCCGGAGCAGTAGAAATAATAACAAAAGGACTGCAAAAAACTTCTGCATTAGCAGAATTTTTGGGCATTGTTAAATTACCTATGCCAAATAGCGTGACTGATTCTAATAATGTTTCTTGGGGTGATGATAATATGAATAATCTTTCTGCTGCTGCTACTGCTGAAATTGTTGGTAATCTTGGTGGTTATATAGGTGCTGGTGGTGCTGGTGCTGCACTAACAAAATTGCTTGGAGCAGGAGCGAATGGAGGAGGATTAGGTATTCAAGCGGCATTCTTAGCTAAATTATTATCTGGTGGAGCTGCAAATTCACAAGCAGCACAAGCACTATTAAAAACTGCTGGTGCATCTAAAGTTCTTTCAATGGCAGGATTTTCAGTATCGCCAGAAAGCATTTTAGCAAGAGGATTTGGAGTTGTTCCAAATAGTAATCTTGAACTTCTTTTCAATTCACCAACATTAAGAGAATTTACATTCCAATATAGAATGAGTCCAAGAAGTAAAGAAGAAGCAACAGATATTAATAAAATTATAAGATTTTTTAAACAAGGAATGGCAGCAAAAAAACAAGACAAAAGATCAGGAATTCAAGAATACGGAACAGCAGGAGCATCATCATATTTCTTGGGAACACCAAATGTATTTCAACTACAATATAAAACTTCCAATGGAAATCCAATCAAAGGTGTAAATAGAATTAAAACTTGTGCATTGGTTGGTTTTTCTATGAATTATACTGCTGATGGAACTTGGGCAGCATATGATGATGGACAACCAGTATCTGTAATTATGAATATGTCATTCAAAGAACTTGAACCAATTTATGATACTGATTACCAAGAGGATATTTTTGATGGAAGAGCATTTACAGACAATCAAAAATTTGGTACTCTAAATTCTGGTGATCTTTATAAAATCTCACCAAACGATGTAGGATACTAAAATGGCATATTTTAACGAATTTCCAAATATTTCTTATCTTTCTCGTTTGCCTAATGCAAGCACAAATGAAGATTATATTACAGTCAAAAATCTTTTCAAAAGAGCAAAAATAAGATCTGATGTCATTAATGCTATTACTGCCTTTGATTATTATCAAATCACTGATGACCAAAGACCAGAAGTAGTTGCTTCAAAACTTTATAGTGATCCAGAACTTGATTGGGTTATTTTAATCACAAATAACATTACAAACGTAAGAGATCAATGGCCATTGAACAATAATGACTTATATAACTATATGATTGATAAGTATGGATCTGATGCAGCATTGTCAGATGTTCATCATTATGAAACTACGGAAATCAAAGACCAGTATGATCGTCTTGTGATTGGTTCTGGATTTGAAGTAGATGAAGATTTTACTGTTTCATATACAACCTTTGATAATGTAGCAATCACTGCAAATCCAGTAAAAGCAATTACAAACTATGAGTATGAAGTTGGTATCAATGAAGATAAAAGACAAATTAGAGTGTTAAAACCACAATTCCTATCCGTAGTAATTACAGATATGAGAAATATTATGAAATACGATCAATCGTCTCAATACATCAATCAACTAAACAAGAAAACTTATAATCCACAATTCACTGGAGTATAAAAAACCTTTTTGGCAAAAAAATCCCCCCGATTTTTTTCGGGGGGTAAGTGTAATTAAAAAGTGATTTTGAAATCAGGACTCTGCCAACTTCTGGAAGTATGACATTGCGTCATCCTCGTCCTCATCATCATTAGAAGCAGAAGGACGAACTGAAACAGATTCCCGCACAGGACGCGAAACTTCAACTTCTTCCTCTTCATCAACTGTCTCTGGATCTTGGAACTTTGGAGTTCCTTTGAGACCAAGAACATAATCAAGACGCTTCTTCAGATCTTCATAAGATTTAAATTTAGAAGGATCAGTAAAATCACCAAGATTATTCAGCGACTTATAGATTGCTTCCAGGTCGTCATCATCAGACATAAGAGGTTCTGGACTTGCGAACTCTGACTTATCATAGTTCCAATAACCATCCTTCTTCACCAATTTCAGTTTGAAGTTCGCACCTTTCCAGAAATCAAAAGGATTGATTGGTTCTTCATCATCAAATTCTGGTTGCATAGCAGCCATAATCTTATCAAAGATTTTCTTACCAAACTTATAAAGGAACACTCGTCCTTCATTAGCAGGATTTGCAGGATCTTTTACAACATAGATGTTGCTGTAATAAGACAGTTTACGCTTACGATCACGAACAATGTTTTGATTATCCTTACTACCAGTATTCCAAAGTTCACGGTTTGCTTCACATACAGGACAGTTTTGTCCCAAAGTAGTGAGGCAATTATCAATCATCCATTTTCCATTTGATTGAAATGCGTGAGACCAAACTTGAACCCAAGGCAGATCACAACCCTCTGATGCAGGAAGAAAACGAATGATTGCGGAACCAGTACCACCCTTATCCATTACAGGTTTCCAAAAACGTTCGTCATCTTTGGAACCAGTATCATTCAATTTTTCAACTTGTTTGATGAGTTTTTCAGTCAAAGAACCCATTTTTGATTGCTTCTTCAAATCAGCAAAAGACATTTGTATTCTCCGTATTAGTAGTATTAAGTGTTTTTTGTAACAACTTTATTATAGAAGATCTATAAAGGGATGTCAAGCCCTGGTCCATCCTTTATGGTGATTTCTTTTACCAGAAATTACGTGATGTATAGCAGAATCAGTTAAATTATTTAAATTGCAAAAATATTTTAAGTTATTTGTAGTGTGTATTTTTCCTTCGGGATCTTTTATATTCCAAATTTTATTATCTCTTGCTACTTTTTTTTCTCTTACTTTTTGTTTTTGCTCTTCTGTAAGTTTTTTGCCCAACATACCTTTTGGTGATTTTTTTCCCATATTGGATAAACTTATTTTTCTTCTGGTTTCCTCACTCAAAACTCTCTTTTTTGCAGAATCAGATATTTTTTTTCTAACTTCTGGTCTTTTTGCTGGATTATTTTCCCCAAGCATATTTTCACTTGGATTAATATAATAAAACTTTTTAGAAGTTTGCCTTGCTCTATTAGCAAAATGAGGATTTTTATCTATCTCATAAAAGTCGTGAAGAATAGATTCTACTTCGAGTGCATCTTCTACACTATCAAAAGTTTTTAATATTATTTTTTGAGTTGGTTTAAAAGTTTTGTCTGTAAAACTTCCAAAATATTTTATATCTTCTTCTGGAAGACACTTGCATTCTCTTTTTCCAATATATCCTCTCCCATATTCCTCATAGGAATAATACACATAAAAATACTTTTTCATTCTATTCTATCTGGGTCGCATTAGTATTTATAAGGGGAACATTACTGCTCCCCACCTGAAAAGTGCGACCCAGACAGGCACTTATATTTAGTCAGTCGTCAAGTGTTTCTTTAAGACCATCAATGGTTTTTTGCATCATATCGTAAAAATCATTAATTGTTTGACCCTTCTTAAGACCAAGCATTTTAGCAGAATCAAGAACTTTCTCTTTCATTTCAATTGCTTTTGGATCATCAGATAATGAAATTCTGAAGATAAACAATTTCTGTTTCTCCAAGAACTCGGTCATCATTTCAAGATGCTCTCTCCTTTCTTTATCATCCAAAATAGGAAGACGAAGCATATCAACAAAAAGTTGTTGTTGAAGTTCATCAAGTTCGGACATTGATTCTCTAACCACTTCCGAATCAAAAAATCCACTCATAAAACAATCTCCTTGATAACTTCCTTATACTTTGCTACATCAATATTTATGAAAGGCTTGTATTTCTGAATTCTTAAACTGACGGTTTCCCACACTGGATCTGTTAGTTTCTTATCAAACTGTTTTACATAACCCAATATCATATCAAGAATTACCATAGTCTCTAAACTAATTGCTCCTTGAAAATACTTTTTAAGAATTTCTGGATGCTGATTGTTTTTGATTTCAAATAATTCTACAAAACTATCTTTGTTTATAAAAATTTCTGCTTCTGTTTTGAATAAGTAAAAAAGACTTTGAGATTTCTTCAACCAATTGTTATAAATCTCTTCACCATTTTGAATAATCTCACCAATCCATAAAGATTGTGTATCATTACATTCGGCAAAGTTTGCTACAAAATATGCTTTGATTTCTTCATCATTCTTCTGTCTGGAAGTTCGTTCAAAAAAATACCTATCCTTCCTCTTATGAAAAGAGTCCAGAGATGCTCTGGACTTTCCACAATACTTAAAGTAGTCGTAATTCTTTTTGGTAAAATGATTCTTAAAAGCTAGGTAAGTTTTATATACATCAAAAGGTGTCACAGAGGCAAACGTGCTTTAGTAGTTTTCTTTAAAAAGTTAAGTTCAGTTGCATTATTTTTAAGTTTCTCCTTTAGTGGTTTAGAAACTAATTTAGATACACTTTCAATTTCAATTGAATTTTCTTCACAATAACTAATTATCGCATCAATATAATTGACCTTACAATTTTTTACAATTTGTTCAATCTCTTGTGCAAATTTTTGAGGACAGATAAATTTACTGTCCAATTCTTCCTTTATTTTATCATTCATATTGCTGAAGTTTATCTCTAACAAATTCTCTAATATATTCGGTGAGTAACTTGATGTACTTGCCTTTGTCGTATTCTTCATAAATTTCACATTCTCCGTTTTCACAAGCCATTATGATTACAAACTTCTTTACCATTATACCAGTCATCTCGTATAACATGCAAGCATAAGCAGCACATTGAACGAAATAATGTTCAATCCAATCTCTTGGTTTTGGTTTCTTTGAAGTCTTGAAGTCAATAACTGCCAATTCACCATCGTATTCTGCAATACAATCAACAGTTCCCGCAATACCTAAAACTTTGCTATACAGAGAGTTTTCAAGTGCGTGAATATTATTTATTTTATTTAAATAAGGTTTGGCAATCCCAAATAACATTTGCGAAATTGGAAGAACTTGAGAAGAGAACTCTTCATTCTTCAAATACATTTCAGCAAGTGTGTGCATATCAGTCCCACGACTGGTTGCTTGCTTTGTGATTTTATTTGCTTTTTCTTCTCCTACTTTCTTTCTCCAGTCAGCAAAGAACTGACGGTTCTTATGACTGGTTACAGAAGTGATAGAGACAAGTTTAATTAACTCATCCTCATTAGGAACCTTATAATATCTTACACCATCAATAGTCTCCCTCTCTAATTGAGGGAGACTCAAATCTACATAATTAAATCTTTCTATTTTCTTTTGTTTTGAACCATATAGTTCATTATATTTTTCAATTAAAGGATTTGTCATTATGACTCATTATTATGTTTTGTAATTTTTTTCCAAGATGTTCCATTTTTAATTTTAGCTACGTGTCCCTGCCTAACATTAAACATTTTTGCTATTTGATTTTGTGTTAAAATACCTTCACAAGCAAGATTATAAATTTGTAAAATCTGTTCTTCGTTTAATTTACTCATAGGATGAGAAGTTCCTGGAAATCTTTTTTTTAATTTTTCAATTACTTCTGGTAAAACTTTTCTTCCTTTGTTTGCTTTTGAAATTTTTTCCTTAACTTCGTCAGTATGATTTTTACCATAAAAATGATTTTTTTCACCTTTCATATTTTCACTCAAATGTTTTTTATATTCATCAGAATGAGTTTTTCCATACATTCCATTTTTTTCACCTCTTACTCTTTCATTTATTATTCCAGTTCCTTTTAATAAAGTATTTGGATTATTTAAAATTGAAAAACCCACAGGTCTTTCATTAAAATTCATACAGTTTGGGTCATTTATATGATTAGAAATATATTCTTCTTCTTTTTTAAGAAGTTCATCTTGGTTTTCACAAAATAAAATAATATCTCTTTTTAAAATAGATTTATCTTTTATAGATCTTACCCATTTACCACTACCAAAATATCCATCATTTATATTATTAGTAGTATGCCTGCCATAATAATATAAACCAGAAGAAGAATATGTTTTATAAATGAAATGGAACATAAAATAATAGGTATAGTAAAAGAATACTTAACTATTTATACTCTTTCACCATACCAGTCATTAATCTGAAATATTTAAAGAATATTTTGCTATCAAATATTCTTTAACAAAAGATGACCGAACAATATCATCAATACCAAATTCAACAATATCAAAAGATGGCATTTTACGCAAAATACTCATAAAATCAACAATTCCATTTCTTTCATTTGCCTTTTGTAAATCTGATTGACTTGCATCTCCACAAAAAACAATTCTACTATTTTCACCAACACGAGTAATAATAGAATCCAATTCGTGAAAATTAAGATTTTGAAATTCGTCAATAATAATAATTGAATTATCAAGAGTTGTTCCACGAATAAATGAAGTACTCCAGAATTTAACAGTTTCTTGTGCTTTTAATCCAGCATAAAGCATTTCAAAGTCTGCATCACTTGGCATCTGGAACATATACTTTACCATATTCTTATAAGGAATTTGATAAAGTGAAGATTTATCTTCGTGATCTCCAGGAAGAAATCCAATTTCACGAGTTGCTACAAGAGAACGAACAATATAAATTTGTTCGTAAGGAGTAATAGGATTTAAAACATCCTTTAAGGCATTATAAAGACTAATGAAAGTTTTTCCTGTTCCTGCAGCACCATATGCAACTAAATGTTTTCCTTCACTATAAGATTCAAAAAGTTTCTTTTGATTGTCAGTGAGAGGTTCAATATCTATTAGTAAATCGGCATTGATTGGTTTTTTTCTTTTTGATTGTTTTGCAGTCATACCAACCCCAATTGGTTGATCGCCACTTCTCTTTCTTTGTCTTGCCATTATGTTTTGTTAGATTTTTTTTACTGTTGAACCAGGAGCCTTGCTAGCTTTAAGAAGTACATCGTTCCATCCAGGATTACGGGTGATGAGTTTATCTTTCCACTCACCAACCTCTCCTGGACTTGCAGATCCTTGTGACCAATCTCTGGACCACTGGGGATTGTCCTGATACCACTGGGTGATATCGTGAACACTCATTTCAATCACTTTTGTCTCACCAGTTTCTTTATGAATAATCGGATAAATTGCCATTGTTTATAATAATTTACAAAAATATTTATTCTATACAAATAGAAGGAGCATCATCACATTCTATACATTCAATACACTCATCAATATCTGGATTTTCTTTTAGAAATTCTTGAAATGCATCTTCAGTAAGAATAACTTTAAATATCTGACCAGTTAAATGATCTTTTACACACCAAGTTTTCATAATTCCTCAAGGAGAAAGTCTTGCTTTATGTAATCTCTTCTCTTCATAATAACTGAAGATTTCAGGAACCCATTCTCTAACAATAGGAACCATACCTTCACAGAGTGCTTGAATTTCCAATTGAGCATCAAGTTTTGCTCTCAAATCCAGGAAGTGAAGTGCTGCTCTGAGTGAGAATGAAACCACAAAGTTTTGACGAATATTCTGTGGAAGATAATCTCGGAGATGCTCTTCTGCCATACCACGATTCTCAAATAGATCTGTATAACGCTCAGATGCCTCTACACAGAACTGCAACTCTCTTTCATAATCTTCCTGCGTCCATTCATACTTGTGTGCCTTACGGTCCAAATACAGACCAGGAGGACGCACATAATAAACCTCTTGGGGTTTAAGTTCACCCTTGGCAACTTTCAATACACGACGACCAGTATAACGTTGAGATTGAACATCAAATGATACACCAACACGATGAGTTCGTGCCTGAACAATTACATTATGAACAAATCCAACGCAGTCCAGAGTAATCGCAGGATGCTCCAATGGACCCCAGTGCCCACGTTCGTTTGCAAGTAACTGCTCAATAACCCATTTTCCACATTCCGTTTCACTCGGAGTGAGTTTTGTATGAATGGGGTCTTCGGAGTAGTCATTTTTTCCTGCTTGGTAAACAAGAGTTTGAGGGAGTTGTGTCTGCCGAAGCATCACAACTTTCATATTGTTATCTAGTTCTAAAAGGTCTTTTGCTTTAATAGGTTTCATTTCTTTCCAAATCCTTTTGATGTTTGTGCTTCAATTTGTGCAAGTTCTTCCTTTACAACTCGCAATTGTGATTTCATTTCTTTAATTTTCTCCCCAGAATATAGATGATCCTGTTTTGTGAGTTTCTCAAGCAACTTTACCAATTCTTTTACTCTTTTAGTCATCATCATCCTCAAATACTTCATCGTAATCAATAGTTTGTTGATTACTTTTTACTTTATGTGCCTGAACGTCTGTATATATCTCTGCCTTCAAGGAATCCAAAAGCAGTTCCATATTCCTTATAATTAATTTAACTTTTTCTCCATCCATATAATAAAGTTATCTTCAGTTATTCTACACAAAAAAAGGGGAGAAGTCAATTTCCCCCCCCCCTTGATATTATCGCATTGCCATTGCTAATTTTGCTTGATGTTTGCGTTGTTCTTTTTCTTTTTGCTGCTTGATTAAAATAAGTTGCCAGTTGTTTTTTGTTTTCATTGGAGTGCTCCTTTACTTTGTGGGTATTGGTGCGTTCCTTCGGTATTCCTACTTCCGTTTGCTATTCGCAAATAGCAAATGAACGTTTGACTATTTATTATAACATACTTAAAAATTGTAGCAATGACTACAATTTTGTATCATAAGGATACTATTTTCTTTTTTTAGTTTCTTTGGGAACATATCCATAAACTTTTGGACTCACTTTTCCATCAGTCCATTTAATTTCTTTCAATGCTCCCTTTCCATATTCATCATAGTAATTATCAAACACTTCCACCTTACCACCTGCTTGTACTATATCATATTTTTCTATATCTTTTACAAGATATGTCACAAGATAAGAATTTACAGGAAGACTTTTATCTTTTGCTAATGATTTATCGCAGTCTTTATGTATAATATTCAATACTTTTCCTCCAGATTTCAACCTCTATTTCCCCAAACAATATCAGGATATGCTTCAGAAACAATCTCTTTATTGATTTTATATTTACTTTCAAGATTTTTGTCTTTCACAAGACAAAGAATTTCTGCTTCAAGTGGATGCAAACCTTCCAGAAGATTTACAAAAATATTTTCTCTACGAATACCATTAAGAGAATCATTACCACCTTTGATAAAATTATAAAATTTATCATATTCTTTACGAATTGTAGAAAATCTTTGATCAATTGCTCCTATTGAGGCACCACTCATTTGTTTGATTTGATCTTCAATTCTTTCAGACATTGTTGATATTTTCATATCATTATCACCAAAAAATGGAACATCACCTTCTGGAAGTGCTGATATTACAGTTTCATCAAAATTCCAAATAAAAATTGCTTTTAATGAATTGTGTTCATATGTTTTGAGCACTTCCACTTTTTTTATCTTTGACCTTTGCTTTGATGCAAGAGCAAGGATTTCAAATACAAATGGATTTGTAGGAAGAATTTCCAGTTCAGTCTCTGTCTTCTTCTTCGTCGTTGTCGTCGTCATAATTGTTTTCAAAGCGTACTGCTAATATTTCGTCTGGTATAAGATTACCATTCTCATCAAACATTTCTGGATGAGTATAAAATTGTCTAACTTGACTTTCATACAAGTGAGACTTTGTTATCCAACCTATTATTCCACCTACAAGTAAAAATAAAAAGGTTACTAAACAAAAAACAGTTAATACTGCGGGTTCCATATTTATTCTCCGAGAGATCTTTTTTTTATATAAACCGAAAACTCAAATTCAAAATGAATCTCTTTTTTAAATATAGAGATCATTTTACCAAATTTTAATAAAAAAGGATTTGGCTTTTTGGGTTTTGATTTCTCCCCCAATATTAACTCTACACCTCTATTTATTGGTAAATCAAATAATTTTGTTTTCCGTGAGGTATCTAACTGTGTCACTACAACCTCCTAACTTAATTTCATCCACTATAACTTGAGGAAAAGTAGATCCTTCTCCGAATTCACTATAAAATTGCTCTCTCGTAAAATCAGATCCAAGAGAATAAACTTTAATTGGAAAACCTCTAGTTCCCGAAAGATGATTAAGTATTGAAACTACTTTATCACAATATGGACAACCTTCTTTTGAATAAACAGTAAAATTCATAGTTTTTTTTTTAATAATAGTTAAAACTACTTATACAATTAAAAGAAATTATATTCCTCTTTTAATTATAGTCATAGTGGGTTTCTTTGATTTTAATGCATCTATCATAAAATCACAAGCTTTATCTGGATTAGTATGATCACCACAAGTAAAAATATCTACTGCTGCATATCCTTTATGGTGTTTTCTTTTTCCATTCAATACTTTTACTAATGGAGGAGATTTATTTTTCTCCCCCAAAATGCCTTAGGTTTTGCCGAACTCTAAAGGCGTTATTATTTATCTATCAATATATTTAATATTATATGATTCTGGATTTAGTTTTTGGATAATCATATCAACGCCAATCTTTGGATTGCAATTTCCACAAGTAAAAATATCAACATAACAATTACCTAATTCTGGATAAGTATGGATACTGATATGACTTTCAGACAATAAACAAAGTGCTGTGACTCCTTGAGGATCAAACTTTTTATAAATTGTTTGAACTACCGTTGCACCACTATCTACAGCCGCACTTTCAAGTAATTGTATGAGATAATGACAATCATCTAAAAGTATAAAAGAACAACCATAAAGATTCAATAAGTAATGCTTGCCCAATTCCTAATACCAACAAAATACTTAATTTATTTATTTTGTTTTAATATGCAATATTTTTTCTTGGGCGATAAGAATAAAGATCTGCTGGTGCTTCTGGTTTCATCCATTCTTCTATTTTATTAAATTTATCTTCACTATAAAAGTCTTGCTGAACATACCATAACTTCCAATGATCATGCCCCTTAGATTGATTACAAGAATGACAACAA